CGATAGCGACGCTCGGATCACCTGCTCCCACGCTTCGGGCTTGATGTCAGCCACCTCGTCGAGCACGGCGTAGGTCAGGCTCACGCCCCGCAGCGTATCCGGGCGGTCTGCGCCGCGCACATAGATGCGCGCGCCGTTGATCATCGTGATGTCGAGGTTGTTGACGTGACTGCCCGAGATGACCTCGCGGCCCAGCTCTAGCAGCAAGTCCCAGATAATCTGCCTGGACTGCCCCATCGTGGGACTGACGTAGAGCACTGCGCTGCCGGGCGGGCATTTGAGCGCCTCGATGATCAGCGTGGTTGCCGCCAGACGGGACTTGCCACACCGACGGCCAGCGGCGATGACCTTGAAGCGGGTGGAATCGGCGTAGACCTCCTGCTGCCAGGGCAGAAGCTGGAAGTTAAGGTCAGACATCCGTTATATCCTTTGCTTCTATGATCGTCGGCGGTTCGCCCAATCCAGTTATATTGATCGTGACGGCGCTGCGAGCGCCTTTCTCTTTCTCAAACAAGCTGGTGGGCAGTGTGCGATCCATGCACATCTTAAGCGCCGTCATCTGGCCAGGATGCGCGTCATCCATTGCGATGTCGAGCACCTTCTGAACAACACTCTTGCCGCCTGATTTAAGCAGGAGCTCTTTCAACTCCTTCAGGCGCATCGTGTCCGTCTTCGGTAGCGTCTTTGGCAAATTCACTTTTATCCTTTCGGGGAAGTTGCCTGATTCTACTTTTTCTTACGGCTAAGACCTAGTGTTTTGCCCATTTTGCTTTTTAGGTATAGCGGTGGCACCGTCAAATTTACAGTGTGACCAACACCCCCTCCCCCCCTAGTAAGTGCTCACTCCTGACAGATGTTAGTGAGTGCTCGCTAACAACATGATGTTAGTGAGTGCTAACTAACAGCCAGGCTAAGTGAGTGATCACTAACAACAAGGCGAAGTGAGTGCTCACATCACTCACGGGCTGTGAAGCTGTCGCGCAGGTGACACGATAGATCGTGGCTATGGGACTGGCGGGCTCGATAGCTGCGTGGCTGGTGGCTGTAAGGTTTGAGCAAGGTGTCGCGCAGGTGACAGCGTGTCGCGTCGGCGACAGCGCGGAGCATGGAGCGGAGCGGGTGCTGTCAGGCCCTACTCGCAAGCCTTCCTGTTGCATCGCAGCAACTACGTACCCGCATACGTAGCATAAAGAACCGTCTCTTTATGCACTAAACGAAAGTATTCAAAACGTCCAGGCGACGCGATCGTCGACCGATCTGGCGCATTTGTGGTCATATGGTCACATGGTCACCCATTTTCAGTTGGCGCCAAAACGGTGGGCGTGGCGACGCTCCGCCATACTCCTATATATATATTAATTATTTTTTATAACATATAAACTACAGACCACAATGACCACATAGCCCGGAACCCGCGCCGGTGCTCGCTAAAACCGTGGTCACGTCCCAGACCACAATCGCCGAAAAGCGACCACACTCTGACCATACCAACGCACAGCACCTAGGGAAAATCCCTAGAAAATTGTTGTTGACAGTGTCAAACAATCCCGTACAATCATCACATCGCAACACACTACAGGACACTACACCATGAGAAATTTCCTCGGATATATCGCCTACGAAGGCCCGTCCCTGATCGACGGCGCGCCGATCGTCGTGATCGTCAATAAACTTGATGGCTCCGCCAATGCTAAGACAGGCGCCATTGTGCAGTCCTTCATCATCCGGTCCGACGTGGCGCCCGTGGAGGCACTGCAAACCGGCGCCGATGAATCGATATGCGGACAGTGCGAACACCGGCCGCTACTGGCCAGGGAAACCGGGAAAGCACCATGCTACGTACAGGTAGGGAAATCGGTCCAATCGGTTTATCACGCATACAAACGCGGGCGGTATACCCGCGCCGATGCTGCGACAATTGCGCGCGCCTTGGCGGGCAAAATCGTTCGGCTTGGGACCTATGGGGACCCGTTTGCCGCGCCCGTGACAATGTGGGCTCAAATTACCCGCTACGCGGCCGGACGCCGGGGCTATACGCACCAATGGGACCGGCCCGATTTTGACGTTAACGCATGGGCGCCCCTGGTGATGGCAAGCGCGGACACAATCGAACAAGCCGCGCGCGCCAATTTACTCGGCATGCGCGTTTTTCGGGTGTCCGTCGGGGTTGACCGTCAACCCGGCGAGACTGTATGCCCGGCATCGGCCGAGGGCGGACGCAAATCTACATGCGCGAAGTGCACCCTATGCGCGGGTACGTCAATCCAGGCGCGCGATATCGTCATTGCAGATCATGCATCCGGCCATGCGCGCCGGGTGATTAATATTAAGGTGGCCGCATGAAAACAATGCTCGCAAAGTATCCGGGCCGGTGCATACGTACTGGCGCCCGCATTCAACCCGGGGACACAATTTTATGGCATGGCAAGGGGCGCGCCGAATTGGCCGATACCGTAGACCCGACACTAGCGGCCGTGGCGGATGTAGACCCCGAGTTAGTGGCCTCGGACCCCGAAGCGGCTCTGGCTGCGGGCCGGTACATGGCGCGGTCCCTGGCCCGTGGGGTATCCGACATATGGAACACCGGCGGACGCGAGTTTTATCGCAATAAACGCGGCCGGTGCGAAGATGCACCATGCTGCGGGTGCTGTAACGCGTGATTTTCAGGGATAGGGGCGGTTCCCCTATTCCGGACAATCCGGTCCGGCAATGGAGTACACGACATGAAAGTAATCGCGACTATCGGGTGCATTGTGTGGCTTACCGTCACTCTAATCGGGGGGTTCCTGGCATGAAACCCGGGCAAATTCTCTTTATAGAACTATTCGGCCGTCCGACGTGTTGTCGGGTTCTGACCCTGCGCGGTCCTGGCACGGTTGACGTACAGCGTTTGTCCGACGGTAAGTGCTTTCGAGTGTCGGGCCTATGAAAGACACTATCGGCGCCCTCATTGTGGCCGGTATCCTGGCCCTGCCTTTTATCCTGTACTTTTGGAGCATGAAACCATGAGCGACAACACCTACAACGGATGGACAAACTACGCCACATGGCGGGTCAACCTGGAGCTATTCGACGGCACGGCCGCTGAAGATTTTGATTTCGGCCAAGAGGCTTACGACCTGGGCTATGACCTGAAGAACTACGCCGAGGAATTGATCATCGACACCACGCAAGAAGGCATCGGGCGCGACTACGCCCTGGCTTTCCTGAATGACGTTAACTGGTTTGAAATCGCCCAACACCTGAAACAGGAGCAGACAGCATGAAAAACGTAACTATTGGTCGGACCCGATATACGGTTCTCGATTCTCGCGACGTGTTCGCGACTCACGCCCTGGCCACGGGTAAGCACAAGAGGCAAAAGTCCAAAGGCGCGGAAAAACGCCAGTATCCGGTTTTCAACCCGGACATGAGCACGGCCGAATATGTCCGCCAGTACTTTGCCCTCAACACAAGCCGGAAAATTGCCGCGTTTGATCCCCTGCATACCCTTCAGTTCGAGCCCCTGCGGACGGAACCTTGCCACGTAGCCCAGGGGGAGGAATCCTATGCAGAAGTTGAAAGTTGCCCCGCATGCGGGAGCGATGAGTTCACGTCTCAGTTTGCGCTAGTGACGGGTATTGAGACAAATTACAAATCCTGCGACGAATGCGCGCACCATTGGGGGCACGAATGAAACAGAGTAAAGCCGAAAAACGCGCCCAGTGGATGGGCCAATTTGCGGACCGACTAGTAGGGGCTCACCCTGAATTGTCCGGCCGTATCGATTGGGACGCGGCCACCTACTATTACCTGTATGGAAAAACAGTGGAAGATGCTGTTTCCGAATACTGCATTGCAAGGAACATCGAATGAACACCTACACAATCAACCCTTGGGGTTTCGAAATGACAGTCCATGCGGACGTGGAGCCCGGCGAGCCCATGACGTGGGGCCACCCTGGCGCGCCACCGATGGCGGACATATTCCACGTTTTTGTCGGGGGCGTGGACATCGCCGAGATGCTATCCAGCGCGCAGTTTGCCCGGCTTGAGGATCACATCCTGCGGGCGGAGGATTACGTGTGATCTACGCCACTCTAGCCCTGCTCCTGCGGGTTATACTGGGGCGCCATCGCTGAAACCTTCGGGGCCCTTCGGGGTCCCTTCTTTTTGGCCCTTTGGCGGATCCAGAACGTTAGGGGCACTCCGGGCCGATACCCCAGGCGCCACAGGTGCCAGTAAGCGGCCAGGGCCTCGCGCACGCCCTCGCTCATGTTGCCCTCGCCCACGATGCGCGCAAGCTCGCCCTCGGTCTTGGTTAAGACAATGTAGTGTTTCACGCGGCCAGCCTGCGAAGGTCCGAGTTAGACATGTTGGCCAGTTCCGGCGCACAGAACACTTGTTTTTTAACGTCATACTCGCGCGACTTAATCCGGCCTCGGTCTACCCATCCGGCCTCTTTAAGCGCATGGAATAACGCAGCCTGGGGCACCTTCACGCCAGCGGGCATATGGGCTTGCAGGCGGTCACAGAGCGGGTGAAAGGGGGCACCGATCACGCCCTTCGCAAAATCGCCCACACGGCGCTGCATCATGTCAACCAGCATCGACTCGGCTGTGCTCATGCCGTGCTCGACCATGATGGCCTTGGCCTCAGTCATAGGCGGCGGGGCGGTCGGGTTCCATGCGGACACGTCTCGGGTGTGCAGGTAGGCAGCTACAGCCTCGAAACCGCCCCGATGTTGATACCAGTTCCAAAGGGCTACGGCATCCGATTCAGGCAGACGCGGCAGGTCGGCCCAGAGGCAAAACCACCGGCGGTCTTCGCTGGGGATGGAGATAGCTGCGCGCTCGTTTGAGAATGCCACGACGAAGACGCGGTTAAGCGCCATATACGGGTGCAGTCCCTTGCGGTTGACGGGCAACAACTCGGGCGGCGCGGCGATGATGGGCTTAAGTTGGTTTTCCAGGGCCCTTCGATCCTTAGCCTCAGTTTGGCGAAGCTCGGCGATTTCCATGACTTCGCATTCGAGCGAATAGCCCCACTGACTGGTGATGTCTTCGTTCTTGACCAGCGAGCAGTTGGTCTTCGTGGCCCCACCGATGGCCCAGAAAAATGGTGCAAATAACGTATCTTTTCCACAGCCTGGATTGCCGCCCATCAGGATCGCGTGGTTGATCTTGTGGCCGGGGAATTGGACCTTATGCGCCAGGGCATTCAGGAGGTGCTCGCGCTCGAAGTCCACGGGAACCAAGCGCTCGACGTGACGTAGCCAGATGGATACATCAGCGGCCACGGGCTGCGGGCGCGCGTTGCGCCAGCGGTTGCCGTACTCATGGCCTTCGCGTTTGACCACCACGTCCTGCCCGGCGGCGTAGGTGATTCCAACCAGAGCCTTCGCACCCTTGGCTTGGCGCTGCTCATCGAAACTAATCGCGGGTTCGATCTTGCGGCCATTGTGGATCGACTTGCAACCGATGTGACGGAACAGGGCATTAAAGGTGCTTCTGCTTAATTCACGGCGGTCTTGCATGTCGAAGTAGGCGTCGTCTTCCTGGATATACGCGAAGCGATCCCACCACTCGGCCTTTTCTAAACGCGCGAGTTCCTTGCGCTCGGTGTCGGCCACGATCACGGCAGCGGCGTCGGGGAACGATTCGTTTGGCGTGAGTTTGGACAGCGCCGAATCCATCGCCGACACCAGCAAGTCCTCGCGCAGCCCTGGCGCGTGTTTAGGCCCGCCATTGTCGGCCACCCATTGCAGGAATACACCTGAGTCCAGTTCGGTGCAGTGGCCGTGATAACAGCAAAACGCGCGGTTAAGCGGCATATAGCGGCCCTCGACGTTGCCGTCGGTGTGCTGCGCGCTGTTGGGGCACACGACGCCCGCCCAGCCTTCGTGGTTTGGTTTTGATAGGAGCAGATTCTGTGCAGACAACCACGCCAGCACGTCGTCCTGGCCCGTGTCGTCCATGCGGATCGGGCGCAGGACATCGGTTTGATCTTCGTAAGGGGTCACGCCCAGGGCGGTGCATATCTCATCCAGCGTGTACTCCACCTTCGGCTCGAAATGCGTGAGCACCGCTTCAAACCCATTCATCCCTGGCTTGTTGTTGACCGAACCCGGCAGACGGAAATTTCGCACGGCATTGCTTGCGCCCGGGTCGGTGTAGCCTGCCTCGGCAATGGCCAGCATTGCGCCCACGAACGCGCCCTTGGTCGGCTGCTCAGAGAACGCATAGCCCCACTGGAAGTTACCCGGCGAGGTTTCAATCTTCCACGTCGGGGCAAGCGGCGGCTCTTTGGCCTTGGTTCCAATGTCGTCCAGCATCATCACGAGCACGTACTCGCAATTCGCTTTAGACGCGCTGGGCACGCCATCTTTAAAGCGATCAACGATGAAGCTGCCAGTGTTGCCAAACCACGCGCCCTTGCCCTTGGGCTTGAGATACGCGGGCCATGTCGCCTTCGGTTTGCCGTCGGCGTAGGTGCCTCCGGTCAGTTTCTGTTGCACGAACAGGGCCGTCTCGCCTGTCGGGGCCAGCCCCGCGATGAAATCCACAAAGTTCATTTGCCGTATCGCTCCATTGTTTTCACGCCCGCATTCAGGGGCAGATCGCTCGCCCACGCGGGCGGCGTACACATCACACGTTTAAGGTTTTCGGCTGCGTCTGGATCACTCGTTTCGAGGACGATCTCGTCGTGAACGTGAAGCACCACGTCGTCGAGTTGGCGCAGCGCGTGGCGAAGCAGATCGTTAGCAGTGGCCTGTGTGATATTTTCACACGCCAAGCCCTTCCACAGACGACCTCGCGGCCACTCTTTTGCATCAGCCGAGGGTTTCCACGCACTCTTCGCATACGTCACGCCCTCGGCTTCCAGGCGGGCGAATGGATAGCAAAGTATGCGACCCGATGGCAATGCATACCAAAGGTGTTGGCCATCGAACATATAGGTCACTTTACCCGCCTTGAATTCATGGTTCTTGTTGCGCATCGCGCGGGTGTAGGCTTCCTCTAGGTTTTGCCAGTAGGCCACGGCCCAGGAGTTAGCCCTGCGCCATGCGTCCACGATGCGTCTGGCGTCTGACTCGGGTAAGTTGATGCCGTAGTTGCGGCCCATCGCAGCGAACGCGCCCACACCGCCAGCAAAGCCCAGGGACAAGATGGCGACCTTGCCGATTTGGCGCTCGTCGGACTCAGGGCCAATCGTATCCTCTGGGATACGGTAGATGCCTGCTGCCTCGCGGATGTAGATGTCACGGCCCGCGCGGAACACGTCGAGCACATCCTGCGCTTGCGGCTGGGCACTGGCCCAGGGCGTGACACGCGCTTCGACTGCGCTCCAGTCGGCCACCACGAACTTCTTGCCCTTGGCCGGGATCAATGCGGGCCGGAGCATTCCCCGTAGGACATCTGTAACGCGCTTCCCAAATCGTGGAACAACTGCATGGCCTCTGACCATCGCAGTTCTAACAGCTTCGGGTTCTTTAGCGCATTTTCTAGTGAAATTGTGAACTTGGGCTCCATATGAACTGGCGCGGCCTGTGGCACTTCCTCCGGCAAAGACGAAGGCTCCGCGAACTCGACCATCCTCTTCATCAGCAAGTTGTGCGAGGCGGCTGAACTTCGCAACCGAAGACGCCCAGAGGTCGTCCGCGCATTGAATGACTTCGGCCACGTCGGGCGGGACTTCATCGGGATCCTCCATTGCGAGCAGGTTGGCTCGCACGCTTTTATCGATTGAATACTTGTCGTCTTTGACCATCAGCTTCTTGGCGCGCTCACCCACACGGGCCAGCACCCACTCGCGCATCTTAGAAGACCGCACGGACGTGATCTCGCCCTGGGTGACCTCCGCTACGATCTTTTGAATCTCTTCGGTCTCAACCTGCGCGTACTTGATCGCCGCCTTGCACAAGTCAACGTCCACCAGCACGCCCCGGTCGTTGATGCGCTCGTTGG